CCTGTGTCCAAGTCGCTATTAATTTTGATAGGTCTGTGAATGGGTCGTAGCATCCTAATACCGGTTCTTCATATTTGATTTTCATTGGGATGCCACAACTCCAAAATACATATAGTAGGTTTAGTTTATAAATTATATTTTTGAAGTATTCTGTGCGATAGTGGAAGGAACCGCCAAGTGAAAGATACACCTGGGAGCTTTGATTTATTACCGCAAGTAGTCTATTCTTATAATGTTTCATAAGGATAGGAGTTTCGTGTAGCGGAATATCTAAATCCAAATATGCGTCATTTCCACGCGCGATTAGTGAGTTTTCACGCACTTCTAAGAAGTCTGATATTTTCTTATAATGCGCGGGATGTATAAAGTTGATTGAGGATGGATGACGTGAGATTATCTTATCTATAACCTCGCGCCACCCTTCTTGGAAGAAATCTCTATCATAAATATATATCCGATGCCGTTTTTTCACGGCAGGTATAGGCAAAACCTCATTCCCCGCGTGCCACCTATAATATGAATTATCAAGTAAGTGTTTTATCTCTATCTCTTTGATATCCATATTGTTATATTTTTCTTTTAGAAAATTCGCATATATGCGCGGGCGCGCGAGAGTAAAGTCAATCAATTTATTCTCAAATGGTACGTATTTTCCATTGGTAAAAGCAGTTCCACCATAGATTACATTAGGTGCCCGTTTGATTGCGTCAGGCACCGTAATATAATCTTTGGATTCGCTAAATACATAAATGTGTTCATAGCCACCAAACTCTACTTCGTCAAGTCCTATTAGGCGGCAGAACTTATTTTCCTCTGTTTGATAGTACGTAGCAAGTTTCATTATTTCAAGGTTAGGAGGACAGAGTTGTGGTTTAGACCATTGTTGAAGTTGAAGGTCTACGAGGCCAATCATTCTTCTACGACCGCGCGCTCGAACTGGAATTGTAATGTTCCATCTTCATTTACTTCAACAATTTTAGACACTACTGGGAAGAAACTATCTTTGCGCTTTTTCGGCACAAAGTCGCCTCCTCTTCGTATTCCCTGAACCATAAGTAAAGTTCCTCGACTAAACCAGCTCTTCTCTATTACGTGTTTACGTCCATCTGCTCCTCTTTCTGATAATTGCTTATCAAACATCGCATACTGACTCTTATAAATCTTTACATTCACAACTCCTGTTGGAGTTAGAAGTGTAACTGTATTTTTCATTTTACTCTTATCAATTACTGTACCAATAATTCTTCTCAATTTATACACTCTAACTTCATTACCATCTTTACTTGGGAATGTATAATCTACTTCTGGTTCTTCTGGCAATTTCATAAAATCATCATATAAATATTGAGAGTTTTCTAATTCATGTTTATCCTGATAGAAACTTACAGATTCCATTGACCAATGCTCTTTACTACCTTGCGCGTACTTATCAAACATTTCTTTATACAACGCATTATTCAATGCTTCTAACATCTCATCTTTATGCTGACTTATGTAGTTACGCATCGGGTCCATTGCTTTCTTATACATCATATCCCATTTTGCCACGGAGATATGAGTTCCATTCGCAATAATATCAGCAGTGAAGTTATCTGCTATAAAGTCAATCGCCGCATCATTTAGTTCATAATACTCAACTTTCTTCTGCTGCTTCAACCACTTGTTGAATAAGAATACTTTCTTACAAAACTCCATCTCTTCTGGAATAAGTCCATAATTGATAAGCATCGCCATATTCTGTAAAGTCAATCTCTGCTTTTTATCAGCAATCATATCAATATATCGTGCCATTATTTCTTCGCGTGGAAGTCCAACTAACTTATCAAATGCCCCACACTTTATAAGATTGGACATCTGTATCTTATTTACTTTAACTCGTTCCAAGAAATCCTTTAAGGAATTAAACGGTCGCATTTCCATAATTTCATGAATCGTCGATTGGGACAGCCGCGTAATTCCTCGCAATCCATACAAGATTTCATTACGTTCAACGACTGGGGTAAAAGTATAAGAGGAGTCATTGATGTTTGGAGGTGCAACTCTAATTCCATAGTTGTTAAATCGTCCGATTGCTGTGGCGACTTTTCCATAATCAATTGTTTTAGTTTTCTTTTTCTTCTTATCTTCTTGCTCATCTTCGTTAGTAATTTCATTTTCTTCCTCCCATTCCTCTTGTTCTTCTTCATCCTCATCTTCTTCAGGCTCAATATCCAAGCCTTCATCTTCATCATTAATTTCTTCAGTTTGAATACCGCCGCTATCTACTATTAAGTTTGCAGTGTTCCAGAAGATAATTGGAAAGAATCGCGCCAAATTCATTTCTTGTAGCGCGATCATCGAGTACGAATATGTATGTGCCGCATTGAAACCATATCCACGGCTCAACGCAATCTCAATATTCCAAACATAAGAACAAAACTTTTCATTCAGTCCTTTTTCTTTTACATTCTCAAAGAACTGTTTCGTTAGCGCATCATATTCCTTTGGGTTCTTCTTCGCAATCGACTTACGAAGTTTATCTGCCCATTGTAAGTCCCAGCCACCACATTCCGGCAACTGTACTAATTTCATAAATTGTTCCTGTGTGATTGACAAGCCGTCAGAGATATCTAGTTCTTTATGTAAGATTTCTCTATCTTTATCTGTTAGTCCATATTGCCGCATTTCAATATCCCAATCAGCTTTATGGCTTCTAAATCTCGCATACTTATCCAGTGGACTTTCTGCGCCCTTTTCAGATGCCATTAGACGAATGACTGAGTTCAAAACTGCTAATTCATCTACGCTTCTTGGATGCGTCAATGCTATACCACGTATACCGCTCTGTTGTTCCATCTGGAACAATGATACGATTTCGTGATTCTGAACCATATCCCACATCTTCTTATCATCACGATTTATCTTATATACACCAATTGTGTTTTCATATGTTTCGCGCAAAGTCGCTCCTGGCTTGACATATCCCTGTTCTACTAACAAATCAAGACAAGTATGGATTTTATCAGCGGCTTCAACACTTAACAAATCCATTTTTATCATGGATACATCTTCCAAATCATGAAGTTCAAATTGTGTGATAATCGTGCCATCGGGCGCGCGCATCAATGCGCTACTTTCTGTAAAGTCTTCATCTGTGAACACTACACCACCTGCGTGAATACCTTGTCCACAAATCAAACCCTCAATTCTTTGCGCGACTTCCCATAACTTCGGATACTTACTTACTTCATTTATAAATGCTTGTGTTGGAGCAATACCATTATCTTCATCACCATAATACGTTTGCTTCAATGTATATACTTGTCCGCGTTCAGCTGGAATTAGATTAGAAATATATGATGCTTCATCTACATCAATACCTAATCCTCGTGCCGCGGTTTGTATTGCGGATTTAGATTTTTCTGTCTTGAATGTCGCTACATTAGATACTCTATTTTCTCCATATACTTTTCTTAGATGTTCCAATGTTTGTCCTCTACGTACTCCTTCAATATCAACATCAATATCGAGTACGGATACACGAGATGGATTGAGGAAACGCCATGGATATGTAGTTGTCTTCTCACGCAAACAATTGATTTGAATAATATCTAACGCATAAAGAAGAACAAATCCCATGCCAGAACCTCGTGCAGGAAGTACGATTGTTCCCGCATTCCAACACTCATCAATAATCTTTTGAAGATTGAGGAAATATGCGCTCCATTGTGCCTTGTTGACCTGCGAAGACTCCCAAGTCATTTCAAGACATTCATTCAATGCTTTATACGCTTCTTCATTTTGAAGATCTTCATGCTTATGAACTCCTTCTATCAATGCTAATACTAATTGATTATCCGCTTTATACGGAGATTTTATAAAATTATCTAACGCTGGTATCAATCTTGTAAAAGCAAATATTTCATCAGGTTGTCGCCGTTCAAATTTACGCCACGGTAAACTCGGAATTTTCAGCGGTTTTAGCACACTAAAATCTTCGCACCTATCCTTTATATCTCTAATCGCGCGATAACAATCTTCAATTTGTGCATCACTCAAATACGGAAAGAAACTTCTAATCTCTTCATCCGACATCATATAAGTTGTCGCGTAGAAACTTTTTACTTCTCTATCACCATCCTGAGAGTTCAAAAATGCTTCATGAATTGAAGCATCTTCTGGTCTACCATAATGACTATCAGTTGTGATGATTACATCTAATCCTAATTCATCTGCGATATCCATCAAACATCTATTGACGAATATCTGTTCTTTATTATTGGAGGGCTGCATCTCCAAATAGAAGTTTCCCTCACCAAATATATCTACTATATACTGACACCAGCGCATCGCAGTATCATAATACTCACTATCGCCTGTATCCATATATCTCAAAAGGAACTTATCTAACTGCGAACCCAGACATGCACTACTTGCTATCAAATGTCCCTGATTAGGTTTTACTATATCTTTCAAATCCTGATAGTAAGTTGGACGTCTACGCTGTCTCCTACTCATATATGAACGCTGCCATGCGCGAGTAGATAACTGACAAATCTGCTTATATCCTTCTAAATCTTTTGCTAAAAGAATGAAGTGGAAGTATCTATCTTTATTCTTATCATAATTCTTCGCGGTCAAACCATTTCTCGTAAGATATATCTCATTGCCGCGAATAAGTTTGAAATCTGGATGCTTTTCTTTTATCTTCTTATAATACTTTTCCGCTTTGATGTAACCAGATATAGTTTCATGATCTGTGAGTGCTACACATTCATGACCAAGTTCTACTGCTAAATCCATTAGACTTTCTACTGTGTTTATACAGTCACGAAGTGTCTGGTTGCTGAAATGACTGTGGTTATGAAGTGAACCTGGGTACCTCGACATTTCATCACTCTCCTTTTCTATATCTTATTATATCATAAATTTATACTTTTGTCAAAAGTCATATTTGTTTTTATCTTCTTCTAACTCGTAGTCCGTAATAAAGACTTGAACTGATGTTCGGCCCATCCACTCGTTTAGGTTCGCACGTCCATATACAGTTAGTAATTTAGTCCTATTATTTTGTATTTCCGCCACAAACTCCTCATCTTTGAACTTCACATAGTCAATTCCATTATAGGAAATCTTCATACTATCTCGGTTTGGGCCCATAGCCATAATACTCATTAGTGGGATATTCTTTATAATAAAAGTAGGTTCGTCAATATGATTTCCAAAGTACTCTGGATGCGCTGCGAGGCAGCCCAATAATTCATCATTATAATCTGAACCGTCCAGAATGTAATCCACTACATAACAATTTTCAAAGTCTTCGGCTTTTAGATTAGAGTTGGCATATTTGATTAGACTATCTAATTTATCTCCATTGAGACCCCAACCAGCTGCATTATCATGCCCGGCTGTATAATTTACCAATCCACTATCTTCTAGGAACTTTTTGAAACTAGGTAATCCCGCGAAGTTTCCACTACTACGAATACTACCCTGTATTTCATTCTTATTATTCCTGCGTCCAATCATTACAGGCTTGTGATACTTATTTACTACATTCATAGCAATAAGACCAGTAAGTTCCTGTGGCACGTTATCTGAGCTGTCCAGTTCTACTACAATAATATTGTTATCTGCTAGCCCATCTTTCTGGATTTTGAAGTCAATTATTCCTAGTGCCTGTTCGCGCAATCTATCTTGTCGTGCTTTTGCATTCTTGCCTACACGTGCGGTTTGTTCAGCAGCATATTCGATATCTCCTGCTTTTGCTCCACGCTTTGTACTCTGGATGGCTTTATTTGGTTCAATGAAACAATAGAACATTGTTTCTTTTTCTTGGATGCTGCCTACACGGGTAATAGCATTAATTAGCGGCGCAATATAAAACGCAATATCTGTTGGTGTAAGGCCGACATAAGGTGAAACTGCCTTTTCTTTTAGAGAATAAGATTGCGCTTCAATTAAAGTACGGAAGCCTTCATTATGTATATTCTTCAATCCTTCTAGCATAATGTAGTTTGTTTCTGTATCCGTTCTGTCCATAACATCAGCAATTTCTCCTAGCGCAGCTAAATCCATATAATTATGCGCCAATTGAATACCTAGAATGTCATCCAACACTTCACAGAACTTATATACGATACCCGCGCCGCAAAGTGATTTATTCCTATAAGAGGGTGACAACTGATTATTTACTACGATTGTATTAGGTGAGTTAGATATTACCGGATTGCCCTTCTCATCATATAGTTGTTCGTGATGGTCAAGCACAATTACATCCATACCCATTTCACCTAACCTACGATGCTCTTCTACATCATAACTTCCAGCATCAGGTACTAAAATCAAATCCCATCGTGCTTCATCAGTCATCCAATCAATCTTATCATCTAATCCGTGTTGCTTATGGTCATGAACAGTAAACTCCATTTCTGTATCGGGGAATGTCTGTTTGATGTATAACCATAGGATACTTGAACTTGTGAACCCATCAGCATCGCAATCCACGACGAACAATATCTTACTTTCCTTTCTAAGATGATATAATAGTTTGTGCGCGGCTGTCCTAATGTGGCTAAGATCGTTAGGATCTAGTTCGCACGCGGGCGAGGGGTTCATAAAGTTTTCAATATCTGTTACTCCTCTATCTTGTAATATTTCTTTTAGTGCCTTATCTGGATTAGTACTATATTCTTTTCTTAGTTTGTATTTCATTCTTCATCTCTACCTCGTTCTTTCTGATATTTTATTACTAGCTTAAACCATCTATAAACAGGGCAGCCATTATCTGGTAATCCATAACATCCACCTGTGCGACAATGACAATTATATTTATATAACCAGCAAAACTTTTCTTTTTCTACTTCTAAATTGTATTTCATATTATCATATTCCTTACCATTCAAACATAAATGGTTCCGCATTACGTAGCATTTCTTCTAACTGCTCAATTGTATATTGTTTTTCTGGTTCTTTTGAATTATAAAATAATACACAATAATCTGCGGTACATTTTTCTTCTGTATCATAAGGACAATCTTCACAATCTACTGTTGTTCCCATTACTGCTCTATAATGACTCATTTATGTTTCTCCTTATCTTACTCTAATTCTATGTCTATAAAGTTCTTCAAAAACTTCTTTTCCTTTATCATATGGACTATCTTTCTTTTCTAATAGATTATCCATATCCCATATATAATAAAAGGTCGCTTGACCTTTGAACTTTTTACAAAGACCCTCTAATTTCATACGATACTTTCGCGCTTCTTCCGAGCGCCAATCGTCATATTCTTTATCAAAGGCTACTGTTATTTCATTCGCGCCCAAAATATTAGTGAGCAAACTTACATGATATTTATTTATAGTAGAACCGCAGCAAGCAACTGCGTTGCTCCATTCTCCATAAAAACCATCATCTAGAAGAACGGACTTTTCTCCTTCTACTATAATTGCGCTTCTACGTTTCTCTATTCCGTTTCTATGCTCATGTATTCCATATAGGTTGAAATGAAGTGGATGCGAGTATAGGGTATGTCCAATCATAACCGGCTTATATTTATTATGACTATCTACTTCATCTTTATTGAGCGTTCGCGCGCGAATGCCTACCAATCGCCCATCTATATCAAAATGTGGAATAACTATTTTATTTTCTCTATTCCAGAAACAAATCTTGAACTTATCCATCACTTCTGGCTTTATACCTTCTCGTAGCCACAATGGATGATGATATGGAAGAAAGTATGATAACATTTCTTTTGGATATTCAGTGAGTTGTGGAATCGTGCTATCAAACTTATACTGTTCAAAATCAATATCAGGCTTATATTTCTTTTTCAGTCCTGAAATTGTTAGATGCCGTAAACATTTCTTTACATAATCTACTGCTTCATCAAACTCTACCCTATGATAATTTATTCGCATAAACTTTTGATAGAGTGTGAAGATAGACATTGCTTCATTACATTCCGTATAGCATCTAAATATCTTATTATTCTGATACCAATACAGTTTCATACTTTCTGCTTCATCTAGCGGATTATGACATATTGTAGGACAAATCAAATATCCCTTATCTTCATATACTGCTATTTGTTCTACACCTAGACTTTCCAAGAATACGCGTACATCGTCCAAAGTAATTGAATTTATAATATCTTGTACGCTTACATCAAAAAAGTCTAGTTCTGGATCAAAACTCTGTAAGGAGGCTACTATTGTCCTCACCCTCTTCCTATATTTTTATTACTCGTTCATTTATCTTGAATAAATCTAGCGGTTCGCTCATTGGTTGATTTACCGCATTTGTCATAAATATATCTTTTCTTTCTCCTGTACCTAAATGTATTCTTGACCATATTCTAACCATTTTATAGCGCCCACGTCGCATTTTATATATATCTAATACGTGTGTTGGCCTTTTATCCTCATCAAGTGTATCTGCTGGGATAATTCCATCACGAACCGCAGGCTTCAAATCTGCTTTCAATGATAACCACGCTTTATCTGAGATACGTGTCATCACGTAGCCCATATCTGCTTTATCTGCGATGGCTTTCGCACCGCGGATCGTTTTCTCATCTCTAAACTCCATCTCATCATCGCTTATACCAAGCGCATTTACCTGTGTTGCTGAGAAAATAAATAACTTATAATCCTTTGCTAACTGTTTCAACTGATTTGCTAACATCATCAAGATAACATCTTCTCTGATATTATTTTTTGAAAACTGACTAATCATACTCGCGGTTGAATGAATATAATCGAAAAATACATACTTCACTTCATCAACTGTCGCATACTTCTTTATCGTTGCTTCTACATTTTCTAGATTAGGATCACTTATTTCTTCAATAATGAAATATCCGCTATATTCCTCCATTATTCTTGCTGCCGCTTTTACTCGTGAAAGTTCGCCCCAATCATATTTATTTGTCAAAATTTTATCTTCATCTACACCTGACAAATATGCTAACATAATAGTTTGAAGTTCTTCCTTATCCATTTCTGTCACAATGAATAGAACTTTTCGCGGCGGCATCGGTTCTCCATATATATCTAATTCCTCTATAAATGCTTTCTTTTCATGTGACCATCTTTTAGGATATGCTAGATGACACGCATCAAATATACTTGTTCTTGACTTACCTGCGCTTGTACTAGCACTTTTCAAAAAGAAACATCCTTCACGCGCGCCTTTACATACTGTACTAAATATCCTTCCTTCTAAATGTGGTCCAAGACTTGGAGACTTTTGTAGATCTTCAATAAGTTGCATTACTCCTTCTGCTGGGTCACTATTCTTATTTCTACCATTAGTAAACTCATTTCTAATATCATTATAATGCTTTTCTACACTATTCAAAATATCAGTGATTGATGCTTCTTCAAACTTCTTTATAAGTTCTGCTTCCAAATACGGATCTGTCTTTTGAATATCATCAATATAATATTCGCTAATATCAAAATGATTTTGTTGTAAAGTCCGCAGAAGTGAATATTTTTTCAGCCTATCATAATAAGTTTTGAAGTTAGCAAGATTTGCGTGTTCACATGCTTCCTTCAAAAAGTCTAAACCATTTTCATTTTTATATGCTTGTAATGCGGCTGCTCCACTTCGTTCAATTTCTTGATCAATCTCCATTGGAGATAGCGCAGTTGCGCCAGCCTCATATAATTTTCTAATCGCAAAAAGACATACCTTCGCTGGTTTGAAATCAAAATCCCTCGCTTGTATGTCCGGATACTCTAAAAATAATAGAGGTTTATGCGCTAAGCAACCGATTACTTGGCGATACGCCATAGAGTCGGATAGCGTCATACAATTCCCCCTTTACTCTAATAATGCGTCATCTAAATTGATTACTTTCTTTTTTCGTGTATTTTCACGAACTGGAACTGCGACTTCTCGCACTTCCATTTGTGATATTGCCGCGGCGATACTACCCGCTTGTGCTTTCTTTTCAGCTCTCCATTTTTTCATTTCATTCATACTTTGTGGATTGATAAGGCCCAAAGACTCTTTCAACTTATTCATTTTTTTTACATTATATATATATTCCAGACAATCCACAATCGCATCATCTGTATATCCATATGTATCTTGAAGTCTCTTACGCTGTGTCCAAATGAGCGGTCCTGGCGCTTTCAATCCAAATATCTGACAAACTTTTAGTTGAAACTTTTCGCGCGCTAACTTCTCTTCATAACACGGTTTACAATACCAATATGTAGTTTTTCCGCTAAGAGATGCGTACTCTATTAGTTCATCTTTACGAATGTCTTGCTTACAGCCATCACACTTACGAGTTAGTTTCATATTATGTACCACTCCAACTTACTACTATTGTATTATTTTCACTTCCGTTTTCTATTGAATAACCTAATCCTACTAACCAAGTTTGAAGTGTACTATTTAATTGTACTGTATCAAAAGTACAGGTATATTTTCCTTCAAGCGCAGTGGATTGTAAAAGTGACATCACATATTCTTTGCTTGATTCTAATATTGCTTCAACCGCGGTATCAGTCATTGATTTTAGTTCTGTAGCTTGTAAGTACTCCATATTTATCACCTCTATATATATATTATATTCCAATTTACAAAAAAAGTCAAATAAAAAGAGCCTTTCGGCTCTTTTTATCTTTATAGGAGTTGTTTCACTTCATCAATGAAGTACTCTACGAGTGAAGATTGAGAAGGCACTGCCTGGCTCAATTTGAAATCTTCTGAGCCAAATACTTTCTTGATGATATCTTTCATAATCATCAGATGCTGATCTTTTTCTTCATCATTTTGTGCTTCACTCAAATACTTAGTCCAAATCTCACGCGCTTCGCCCATAACTTCTGGAAATGGACGTTCTTTGATTTGAACCATTTCTGTATGGTCGGTCACTTCTGCTCCATCCTTCTCTACCGCCATATCAATTGCTTCGCCGATAGCATCTACCAATTCTTGATAACCAAACTTAATCTTTGGCGCGAGATACTGATAACGACTTCCTGCAAAAACATAGGGAGTAGAGCGTGTGTATAAGAACCGTTCTGATGTCCCATCTGGATTCATTTGAACTTGTAAGTAACCGATAATATCAACAATAGAGTTAATAATTGTATAACACTGATTTGGAAGGTCAGGACATACAGCTGTAATGGGTTCTCCATCTTCATTACGCATTTCAGTAGGTTTATCCTTACTATGCGCGATAAAGAGGATACCAAAGCCAAGTAGTGTAATTTCGCGCCAGAACTCTGAGAACTCCTGTTTCAGCATATTCCAGCCCTGTCCCCACGGCACATCACGAATGCTGTCTACATTTTCACGCTGACAGATATATTTTTCACATAGCTGCCAAGCGATAGAAGCAGTATCAACCACCACAGTATCAAACATTTCCTTTGCCTGCGGTTTTCTTAGCTGAGTAAGTACCTGCTTAGCGTCAGTCCATCGGAAGATAGGCTGACTTCTAATACCCGCTAGCGCATTAGTACCTTGTTCAAAGTTCATAAATAACGCACGAGGTAGCTGACTTCCAAATGTAGATTTACCAGTCTTTGGTTGACCGTAAATCAATAAAAACTTGCCCTTCAAATCCCGAGAGATTTTAGAAGGTTCAATTGAGAAAATATCAATATTCGCCATTTACTTCACCTCTGGAAGAAAGGGATAAGGCTTTCGCCTTATTCCCAATCATACTTCTTTGCAGAAGCTTCCGGGGAGTTCGCGCTCTTAGCGCCCTGCTTAGGAGCAGAAGCCCGCGCGTTGATCTGAACCTGCTCAATCGCAGCTTTGCGTTCATTGAACGCTTTCTTGATTTCCACAGGATCATAAGCAAAGTCTTCCTCTTTGCATTCATCATCGCCCTTGGTGATGATTAGTTCATTTACGAACCGAGTTGTAGTATCAGGAACATCTTCACCCCATCCGCTAGACTCTACTTCTTCCTCCTGAGAAAGAACACGCATACGCCCGCGAACAGTTACCGTTCCATTTACTTCCCAATTACGGGAGATATATTCAACAGCATCAGGAGCCTCGACAATAAAGTCAATTACATCAAGACGTCCACCATACTGAACAACGCCACCTCTAATTACCAGACGACCAGTGGTGTCACCTTCACGGTTCACTTCATCGTGCATATCCATAATGAAGATATCAGTTACGAAAGAAGCAACATCACTTACTTTCGCTTCATTGATGAAACTACCACGAATACGCCAAGTGTCAATGAGCTGTCCTGTCCGACTCATAAAGTAATTCTCCTGAAGAGTCGCGCCAGTTAGGCGCACGTGAGATGCGGCATCAATACCAACATTCTGCGCTGTCTTCATCAGTTTCAGATCATTGAGGCTTCTCCAAGCGGGATTGGGCTTACCAGTGGAAGTAAACTCGGTTGCGAACATACCAACCTGAATATCACTGGTTTCCTCTTTACCACCAAATGTCTGGGTCGCACGAACCGTAACGGTTGCTCTCTGATAGGGACGCCCATCGGCGAGCTGTCCATCACCAAAATCTACATCCATTAGAGTTCCCGCGAGATTGATCTTGTTACCTGCCATTACATTAATACTTTTCATTTTACATTTCTCCTTTGCTTCGATTATTTTTATTTATTAGAACTGTTCTTCTGCGGCTTCTTTCGCAGCCTTAGCGGCTGCCTTTTCAGCGGCTTTACGCTCCTTTTCAGCCTGTTTTGCGGCGGCCTTAGCGGCTTCTTCCGCAACTGGATCATAAGCTAGACCTTCTTCGGTTAGGGTATGATACTTGATAACCTTGGTCTTGGCCTTACGAGTTTCGGTTGCTGGTTCTAGTTCAATAGTTTCCTCACGAGTAATCTTGGTGTAACCCTTCTTTTCTAGAGGATTGATGGAGCCAATAACCGCGCTCAAAGAAATACCTAGCGCATCTGCGACTTCCTGCTTCGAATACTCACTGCCATAATGTTCCTTAAAAAAGTTTAGTACGCGTTCACTGTTAATTGTCATAATTCATTTCTCCTTTTTCTTATAAATTATTATTTTTAGCGGTCATGCCGCTTTATATCATCTTTCATTACTTTATCCCGCACACGGGCTCTTCTCTCTTTCACTATAATTATTATACATCAAAATTCTAAAATAGTCAAATATTTATTCATTATCTTCAATTATAAACTTTGCGTTCGCCATTTCACGCGCAGCATCATCCGATTCGGCGTTATCTACAATATCCTGTAATTTAGGAATTAGGTCAGTCTGATAGCCTGTGATAGACTTTTTAATATTATTCAGTTTATCATTGAGCTGATTTACTATCAGCATAGAGCTGACTAGTAATTTTGCCGCATCGCTTTTATCAGGCGCGTAATTTTCTCCATTTTCGGAAATCCTATCTGCCAGCGCCTGAAAATCATCACGCATTTGAGTAGCGGTTGCTAGTCCTGCCTCATCTTCTTTCTGACGGTCATAATCCATTACTTGCTCTGCCAATGTAGCCGAAGTTAATGCCAATTCTTTGAATAAATTCACATATCTCTTATCCATTCTTTACTCCTTTTACCGCACGACCGGTAATCTTATATGTATTATCGCCTACCCATTTAGCTTCTGAAACATATTCATCTTTATCTAGTTTGATTGCTTTTACACCTTTTGTAGCTCGTCCTGTATAGGCAATTTCACTTAGAGGATAACAATTATAGTAGTTATTATTGCTAATAACAACTATTGTATCATCATCATCACTGCTAGGGATCGCTGTGATTACTAAATCTCCTTCATCTAGTTTTATCGCGATTGTTCCTTTCTTGGAACGAGCAGTATACTCACTAATGCTACTCTTCTTGATATAACCCTTTTTAGTAATACAAGTCAATGATTTATATGCGTTGAAGGATGCGGTATCAAGTAATAATAGCGGATGTTCGATACCACATTCAAATATCTCATTTATCTTATATTCTTTGTTATATTTTAGCTTACTAATAGAAGTATTATACATTTTACCACTACTAGTGATAAGAGTAAGAGAACCAAGATTGGTTGTATAGTAGGTTTCTTGCGGCTTCAACGCCTTCTTGATAGGCATCTCTACTATTTTTATAGTATTGTCATAGCGTAAAATCGCGACATCCGTTTCCTTTATTTCTTCTGGTTCTTCTTCATCCCCCAAAACATTTTCAACTTTGGTTCTACGAGCGTCACCAAATTTTTTAGATACAAGATTTAGTGTTTCAATAAGTTTTTCATCCAATGCGGTGGGCTCGAATAATAGGTAGCGGCAGTCTTTGATAAAACTTCTTTTTTCTTCCAATTCTTCAGAAAGTTTTACGCCGTCAAGTCGGCACAGAGAGGATAGCTTCATAGCCAAGATTGCCTTGACCTGTTCTTCATTGAACTTGTATTTAGCAATCAACGCTTTGGATGCCGCAGCTGGATTTTCACTTCCTCTAATAATAGCAACGATATCATCAATGTTTGCTATTGCGAGTAATAGTCCTTCAAGAATATTCTCGCGCGCGAGTGCTTTATCTAGATCAAACTGAACCATATTACGTTTACACTCACGGATGTGAGCGATATAAGCATCACAGGCTTGCCGCCAGCCAAATACTTTTGGAAAACGGCCCATATCTAGCATAATCATATTCACTGCGAAATGATTTTCCAGCGAAGTATCATGATATAGTTTCTTTATCATTCGTTGTGGGTTGACGCCTTTTTCGAGGTAGATACGGATTTCTGCGGAAGTCTTAGACCAGTCTGTCGCTTTGGTTACTCCATAATCTGGATCTTCCAGAGTAAGAATTTCTAGCTGTTCAAGAATTGTATCTGTAAATACTCCATACGGCAGCTCAGTCGCCTTTATCATATTCTGAGCAGGAATATATTGGAGGTTTGCCCGCAATCTGATGCTCTTGCCCCGTCCTGTTCTGAGCGACTCTTTTACTTCCGCTGCGTTAGTAATAGTCCCGCCGCTAGCGAAGTCAGGTGCACAATATATCTCATTATAAGATACATTTGGATCCTTTATGATTTTGATAAGAGCATTATTTACCTCTTGAAGGTTGAACTGTGGTACAGATGTAGCCATAGCCACCGCAATACCAGAACATCCATTTACTAAGTTCCAAAACCCAATGGAAGGAAATACAGACGGGATTTGTTCTGTATCGTCATAATTCATATACCATTGGTTACCGATAGCATTTTTCTTGAGTCCATCGAAGAAGTAGTCTGCTATTTCACTAGACCGCATTTCTACATATCTCGCGGCCGCGTGCGTGTCAGGAGCGGAAGGCTTACCAAAGTTACCTTGTACATCCTCTAACATATAGCGATAAGACCAAGGTCTAGCAGTACGAATAAAGGTATCGTACATTGCAACATCGCCGTGTACATAGGACTGATCCATCGCTGCAGCAACTGACTTCTGTGCTTTTTGGAACTTATCTTTATGAGTAATCTTTTTAGAATACTGAGCATATAAGCCTTGACGTAGGCCAATTTTTAGACCATCGCGGACATCTGGGATTGAACGCTCCTGAGCTACGGATGCTCCATAAGTAAGAAAGGCGTTTTCAATTGTTTTTTGGAAATCGGTTTCGTATAACATTCTTTTCAACTCCTTTCTTATATTATAATATAAATTTTAGTATTTGTCAATTATTTATATATGTAAATCTAGAACCAGGCAATAAATCTTCTAAAGTAATTCGTGAAAATTCCCAATAAGGAATACGAATTAACATTATATGATTTTCTTCACACCATTTATTTTTATAGTCATCTCGATATTTACCACTCTCATAATTTTCTTTAGTATTCCAAGATTTTGTTCCATCAGCATTTTGTCTAAATTGATAATGTTGTACTCCATCATATTCAATTAAATATTTATTATCAACATAAAAATCAAATAGTCCATAAGCATGAGTATTTGGAAATAAACACGTATCGAATGTTTTATGTTTTTCAAATGGAATATTATTTGCAGTTAAAATTTGTGCAATTTTTTCTTCTCCTTTTGAAGCTATACACCCACATGAGATAGTAGAGCCATTAGTTAATAAATATCCCAGATAATTTTTTATAGTCCCGCACTCACATTGACATTTCCATAATGTATGTCCACTATCACTCATTCCGGCGAATTCTTGAACTGTTAATTTACCAAAACTTTGTCCCGGATTTAATTGTAAACGATTTAGTGCTCCTGTAACTTCTTTTTGTACACAACCGCATGATTGCGTATGACCACTTCGTAGATTATTAACTGCTGTAATAGTAGTATTTCCGCAATCACATACACATAAAGCCCTACGATTATGATTAGGATTGGGCGGCATTAATTCCATTACTGTTAAACGCCCATATTTTTTTCCAATAGAATTTGCTATTGGTTCTCCTCCTAAACAACCGCAAGATTTTTGACGATTAATTTCAGCAGTAGTTTTTTCTTTAATTTCACCACATAAAATACATTCTACTGTCCAAATAGGATATGCATTTTTTCCATTATTAGAAGCTCTATAAGAAAGAATCTTTTGATTACGTATAATTGTATTAATTAATCCCGAACGTTTAGCCGCATTACACACCATACATTCTTGATGTTGTTTTCGAACATAAGTTGTTCTCGGAGTAATAGTATAACCACAAATTTTACAAGTTAATTTTGTATGTTCTATTGTTCTAACACCTTCATTATATAAATAATGTTCAAGAATATACCAATTGTCTATTTCTTTTAAAGTATAAAAAGGAACTAATTCACATTTTCCACAGTTTACTTCAATTGTTTTTTTCTCTAATGCAGTAAGTCTATCTGCACTATATTGTATAACATTACCACATTTA